CATGAGGAGTGGGCTATTAAAAATGGCTATAGAAATGAAGACTTACATTCACATAACTCTCATAGATTTGTGAACTATGAAAAGAAATCCCATTGATTGGTCTAGTGGTACTGTAGTAGATACATCAGCACTAGACTTGACAAATAAACAAAAGTATGATATAGGAATAGATAATGAAAAATTACAAAGTAAGATTATTCGGAGCAGGAGTAAGAGGAGAACACATAATACCATTCAACATAGAGCCAACGCAAGAGCAGATTGAAAATGCTGTTATAATTTTAATTGAAAAAGGTTTAATGAAATTAAAACTAGAGTCTGGCTTTCATCGTAAAGATTGTTGGACATTAACGTATGAAGAAGTTAAAGAAGATAAGGATAAACAATTAGTGTTAGGAACTTGGATATGAAAAAAAATAATGAATGGGTTTGGGATACTATTAAAATAGAATTAACAAATCCAAAAGGAGAAACTGTTTTATTAAGAAGTAAAGATTTAGAGGATACTGATATGTCTTCTTTGTTTGAAATTATACAACGCTATGTTGACAAACAAGGTGGTGAATTAGCTTGAATTATAAACAACAGCTAGCAGTGATTGAAGGTCTAGGTATTCCACCTGATACACAGATAAGAATGGATTGTCCTTTCTGTCAAAATAAAAATACATTAACAGTTGATACCACTTCTAATAATATAGGGTGGTATTGCTTTCATGCTTCGTGTAGTGCTAGGGGTAAAAAACAAGGAGAGAAAACTATGGACTATGTCAATGTGACATTTAAAAAAGAAGATGTAAATACAAATGAAGAGTTTGTAGTACCCGATAGTTTTAAAAGTGTATTCTCAAATGAAAAAGTATTAAAGTATTTACATGAAAACAACTGTTGGGAAGCGTGCATGTGGGCAAGAGCAGATATTAAATATGATGTTAAGCAAGATCGAGTTGTATTTCTTGTAAAGAATCCCGACACAGGTAAGTATGCAGGTGCAGTAGGTCGTGGTTTAAATTCAAAAGTCTATCCTAAATGGTATATGTATGGTAACAAAGACATACCTTTTAAATGTGGTGAGTGTAAAGATGCAGTAATTGTTGAGGATTGTGCATCAGCTTGTGCTGTATCTAATGTACTAACAGGCATAGCTTTAATGGGTACAAGTTTAAAACAATCTCATAAAAATTATTTAGAACCTTATGAAAATTTGTATATTGCTTTGGATAGAGATGCTACAAATAAATCTTATAAACTAGCAAGTGAACTTACATCAGCAGGTTTTAAAAATGTTAAAGTAAAAGTGTTACATGAGTATGATTTAAAATGCTACAGTACAGCAGAAATAGAGGAGATGTTTTATGGAAGAAGTAAATAAAGCCTACAAAAAGTGGGATAAAGAAAGAACTGAAGAAGCTAAAGAATTGTGGTACGAAGCCGTAAGAAGATTTAGTAATGGGCTTAACTGCTCATGAATATTATAGAAGTATTGATTTATGGTTTAGGCATTTTAGAATTTCCTTTTGATGAAACACAAAAATGTCGACCACAGGCAACGGAATTATTGGCTACCAAAACCATTCAAATAGATTACATTGACCCACCTACCTATTGGGCTGAGGGTGATTATTGGATAGGGGACGATGGTAAACATTATCGTGTTGCTGGTTTCAGATGTATTAATAAAGAAATTGGAGGTAAAGATGAATGAAGGACTAGAAAATATAATTGAAATAGAAAATGCAAAGAAAGAAGCTGATGAACTTATGATGAATAAGATTATTAAATATGAAAATGAAATTAAAAAACTAAAAGATAGAGTAAACAATGCAGAGACAGAGACAGCATTAATCAAAGCGACAGGTATGAACTCGCCTGAAATGATAAATGCTAAAAAAGATATTCAAAAATTAAAAAAAGAAGTATGTGAGGTAAGACAAGATAACAGAAAATTGTCTAAACAAATTGAAGATGGTATAGATAGAATGAGAAAGGCAGGACTTCTATGATAGAAAAACAAATGTTAAAATTATTATTGGGTAAAAAATTTTATACTCAATACAAAGGACAGGTTTCACGTAATGTATTTCAAGGTAGCTTTGGATCTTTGTTTGAAACAATACAAAAAGCACATGATAAGTATGATGCTGATATAAGTGTTGATGAATTGTATTCACTTCATACAGCAATCTATAATCCTGCACTTACTCGAGCAGCCAAAGAACAATTTAGTGAACTCATTGAGGATATAAAAGAAACAACAGAACCTAGTGAAGCTATTGCAAAAGATATTGTTGCTATACTATCAGATAGAAATACAGCACAGAAGATAGCAATAGAATCTACAGAAATATTTAATGGTAAACCTGCTGACTTTAATATCATAACTAAAATAATTGAGGAACATAAGAAAGGATTACCTACTGAAAAGTTAGATGCTGTTACTGATGATGTTAATCAATTAATAAAAGAGTTAGATGTTACAAGTAAATGGAAATTTAATTTAATAAGACTTAAAGAAAACATAGGTGGAGTTGGACCAGGCAATCTTATGATTGCTTTTGCTAGACCCGAGACAGGTAAGACAGCTTTTTGGGTTAGCCTTGTAGCAGGACCAAATGGTTTTGCTGAACAGGGTGCATTAGTTCATGCGTTTATTAATGAAGAACCTGCTGTGCGTACACAGATGAGAGCCATCAGTTGTTTTACTGGACTTAACAAAGAACAAATTATAGAAGATAAAGTTAAGACTCATGAGGAATGGAAGAAGATAAAAGATAATATTAAAATGATTGATACAGTTGATTGGACAATACAAGATATAGATAGTCATTGTGAAAAGTATAAGCCCGATATTATTGTTATAGATCAATTAGATAAAATTAATGTGTCAGGTACATACGCAAGAACAGATGAAAAGTTAAGAGCAATCTATACAAATGCAAGAGAGATAGCAAAGAGAAGAGATTGTGTTGTGATTGCTATATCACAGGCATCAGCAGATGCACATAACAGAGATCATATATCATTTGATATGATGGAAAATTCAAAGACAGGTAAAGCTGCTGAAGCAGATTTAATTATAGGTATAGGTAATAGAACTTCTAATGATCCTACAAATAATATGAGAGTATTAAACATTAGTAAGAATAAAATTACAGGGTGGCATGGTGATCCATCTTGTGTTATTGATAAATATTTAAGCAGGTACACAGATTAATATGTTAGATAGATTATTATCTTTAGTAATTGCATTCACAACTATACTTATATTGTGCTATTTAATTTTATTAACTACTGATTTAAATGATTTGTGGAGTATAATAAATGATTACAAACAAATAATAGAATACCAAAATAAAAAAATAAGAGATCTTCAAATATTAGTTTTAACAAAGAAAGGATTTATAACGTGATAACAACAATAGATGTAGAAACTTCATATCAAAAAACAGAAGCAGGTGGCATGGATCCATCACCATTTAATCCACAAAATATATTAGTATGTGTAGGAGTTAATGATGAATACTATTTTACTAACCATAGTGAAAGAGTAGATGAAGGTTGCTATCATAAAATACAAAAGATATTAGATAATACTAAATTATTAATAGGGCATAACATTAAGTTTGATTTAAGTTGGCTATTAGAATCTGGATTTAAATATGATGGTAATGTATATGATACTATGATAGGAGAATATATTTTAAATAGAGGTATAAGAAAAAGTTTAACACTACAGATGTGCTGTCAACGTAGGAAGATAGGATCAAAGGATGACAGGATAAAAGAATTTATGGATAGGGGTGTATCATTTGAAAATATTCCTGTAGATATTGTAGAGGAATATGGTAGAATAGATGTAGCTATTACTAGAAAACTATTTGATTCTCAAATGGAAGACTTAAGAGCAGATAAGAATAAACATTTGTTAAAGACAGTTAAGATGATGAATGAATTTTTAATTGTATTAACTGACATGGAAAGAAATGGTATTAATATAAATTTAGAAGACCTATCTCAAGTTGAAAAAGAATATAGGGCAGAGTATGCGTATCTAAAACAAAAGATAGATAAGATTGTATATGAAAAGATGGGAGATACTAAGATTAATTTAGGTAGTCCAGAACAATTATCATGGTTAATCTATTCAAAGAAACCTATTGATAAAAAAGAATGGGCAAAGATATTTAATATAGGTATAGACAAACACACAGGTAAGAGTAAGAGAAGACCTAAACTATCCTTTAACCAATTCAGATCATTGGTTAAAACTTGTACTGTAC